ATAAGCCACTGAGCAAAGCGTGCTTGGCGGCTAGGTTTCAATTCAGTTTCAGTTTTAGTTTCAGTTTCCATTTCAATTCCTCAATTAGATTACGCGTACACCGATGTTGATCGGATTGATTGTATAATCGAATAGTTCTGGTGCAGGTGGCTCTTCTGCAAGTGCAATACCATACTCTGCTTTTTGGATGTACGTCTTTTCGCCCAGGTACTTCCCAACGTACACTCCAACCTCAGCACCAAATCGAAACGCCCTGAATGTAGGGTGTCCTTCGATGCCACGGTAGAGGCCCATTGGTGTCATGCTTAGTCCTCGTCGTATGATTGTTGCAACTGGTACGAACGTAGAAGTCGCATCATGTAAGTGTGGTCTGCTTCTTCTGTTGCTTTGGCTTGTAGAATATGACGTGCAGAAGTTATGTCAACACGATCACCAGTAAAAGGCGTACCAAACAAGATGACTCTGTAACTGTATACGCGGTCGCTAGCAGTAGGCATCATTGAACCAAGTTGTTCTGAGTTTGTCAATATGAGACCAGTCCACGGACCGGTGTCAACGTGAGCAACCCACTGATCTACACGTGCATAGATTGTTTCTTGGTAAGACAATGGAGGGTTGTCGCCAAAGTTGCCAAAGATTGAGAAGTTAACTGCTTGAGTGTTTGTTAATGGGGTTGACGTCATCAAGTCAACCAATATAATTGAATCTCCTGGTCCTGCATTGAATGCAGTAGGCGCGAGAACTGATTGAGTACCTGCAGCCTCGAAGAACAACGTCTTCTCTTCCATGGACATCCCTGCAAGATCGAAATATGTTGAACTTACAAAACTACCAGTTGTAACTTCTTCCCAACCGTTTGAAAGCGGCTGGTTAATGTCCCACTCTGCCCCAGTGCGTTCAAACACACCGAGACCATGTTCCTTGGTAAGCACTTTCACTTCTTACCACCTTTCTTAGATCCTTTCCAAGACTTGGCGGCACGCTTGAACAACGTCGCATGCGGAGTCTTGGGGTGTTTCTTCTTCAGACGTGCAAGTTCTTTCTTCATGTGCTTGTTGTACGCTGATGGTGCGCGCTTGACAGCCTTGACAGTCTTCTTCACTGCGGCTTTGCCTGCTTTCTTTGCTGTTACACGTGCTTCTTGCTTTGCACTTTCGATGAACAGAGCCTTGAGTTCTTCAAGGGTTCCTTCGACTTTAACCAGGTTAACCACCTCAGTTGTCGGCGGCTGTTGACTGGATTGCAATGGCCATGAAGTCCTTGGCACCAAGGGTAACGATGGACGCATTTACTCGGACAGTGATGTTTACTGCTTTTCCGCTACCAATTGCAGTTGAGAGACCAGTGATGTAGAGTTGGTCATTGACCACGTATCGACCGTCATCGCTGCCCTTTCCAAAGTTGTCTGGGTAAAGGTCTGTGTCATTGGTAAGGAATGCGTCGATGTCATAGTTGAGGTGACCCGATGCAACCAATGCTCGATCATTGCTGAAAACCAAACCGCCACGGTTTAGATCGGTAACTTGAACACTGACAAACGCAGAGCCGCCCATTGCAAGTGTTGGGGCTTCGCCTGCCGTAGTTCCCTGGTAGATGAAGTCAACACTGTGAATCTGTAGTGCTTGTCGGTCACCGACGTCAACGTAGGAGCCAAGGTCAATAGTTGCAGACGTTGCAGTGCTTGCTGCGCTGATCGTAAGTCGTTCGGTTAGGGTAAACATGCTGGTTTTCTTTGTAGCCATTTTAATCATCTCTTATTGGGGTGTTGCGGGGTTGTCCTTGTCGATAAAAATTCAAGCCGGCTCCCCGCAACAAGTCAAACAAAGTGGCATCGGTACTTGAACCCCACCGGATTCCTATCTTCGCGACGTAGTCGCACAGAAGCACGCCATTAGATACTCACCCCTGCCACACCCACCCCTATGTCAAGCCACATACTATTATTCTGCCGCAGGCTTTTTTTTTTGAGAACATTAGATAACATTATTATTGGCGTCGCCATGGGGTAGAACATGGGGAACCAGTACAGCATTACGGTGAGCGATGAAACAAATAGAATACTGCAACAGGCAAAAAAGAACGGTTACAAGATGTCACAAGTGATCGATGCAGCCGTTGCAACGATTGGTTACCAGGGCTGCGCACGTCTTGTTGCTATGCGACGTAACCTAAAGCGAATCGAAGAGCAGGAGGACGAGTGAATGAGCGCGTTTGGAATGCAAGCAGGATGTGGTTGCGACGTTGATAATGGACCGGTGGCCATGGAGTGCATAGAAATATGGGACGGACCCGATACAGAAGGTGGCATGGTTGCAGGTCGCAGATATGTTTGGGAATGTTTGGAATGTAAAAACCGCATTTGCATTAATATGAAATTGATGGGGGAGAATGAATGAGTTGCGGCTTTTACAATAACTTTGACTGGGTAACGCGTGAGATAACCATCGATTGGCTGTTCGGCCATGTTGATTTTGATGGAGTTCGACGACCAGCCGGGCCTTGGTGGGATTGTATTAATTGCGGCGAACTATTCTATTCAACTACGTTGTGTTGTGAACCTTGCTGCAATCCCTTTTCGGGGTATTGTCATGCTTGTTAAGTGTGCAATTTGTGGTCACGTCGCAAACGTCAATCCGCGCATAGCATCGATTCAGGGACATCGCCCACATCGTAAGATGGAAAACCCACCCGATCTATGGGTGTGTGATATTCACTTTATCCGAGATAAGGAATCATTGTGATAGCAAGTTGAACAGTTTCAAAACCACCGACGAGCCCGAGAGTAAGAAACGAAACGAGTACGTTTAGTTTGACCAGGCTCTCGAGAGAAGATTCCTTTTCTTCCCGTGCTTCTTCACGATCCATAAGCCACTGAGCAAAGCGTGCTTGGCGGCTAGGTTTCAATTCAGTTTCAGTTTTAGTTTCAGTTTCCATTTCAATTCCTCAATTAGATTACGCGTACACCGAT